CTTGGAGATGGCGACGAATTTGAAAGGTGCTACCTTCTTAATAGTGATGTTGATCATCTCACCTGCCTTCATGCGGTGTGCCTTCTTGGTGATAGTGTAGGCAATGAGTTTGTTCGCTGGATCTTTGTATTGAATTTTCACCCGGTCGGCGGTGAGGACCTTTGTTACGTTACCCGTGACGACGCGGTTGGCAGAAAGAACGGGCTTGGGGGTGGGCTTGGAGCCGGCTTTCTTGGCGATAGAGATGAATGCGTAAGGTGCGGTGTTTTTCAGGTTAACATTGATGGCCTCATTGAGCTTCATGTTGTGTAACTTCTTGTTTACCTTTGCGATAACTACCTTCTTGTCCGGCTTCGTGTATTTGATCTGCACTTGATTGGCACCGAGGACCTTGACCACGGACCCGGCGACGACGCGATTGGCAGTGGGCTTTGGAGTGGGCTTGGGGGAGGGCTTGGGGGAGGGCTTGGGGGAGGGCTTCTTGCTGATCGCCTTGAAAGCATATGGCGCGTTCCCCCCGAGGATCACATCGATGGTGTCTCCTAACTTCATATTGTGAGCTAGTTTGGTCGTCTTCGTGATAACAACCTTCTTATCCGGCTTCGTATATCTGAACTGCACTTGGTTGGCGCTAATGACCTTGACAATCTTACCATCTACGGAGATGGCTTTTGCAGGTTTGATGGGCTTGCATACGGGGATTTTACCAGTGCCCTTGGCAAAAATTTTGTTCAAGAGATCGTACACATATTTGTGAGTCCCGAAGATGTTGTCTTGCGTGACTGTGTAAACGCCAGCGGGGGCATACACCTTGTTGGCGTTACCCCCCCTGGTTCCGACAGTCAGAGTCGTCGATACAATCACACCTGTTGCGCTCCTCACGATATTGGTCGTCAGTTTGTTGTTGAATGTAGAGCCGAATTTCTTGGGCTTGGGGAACGCAATTGGCCTGACACCCATCGCGTGGGTTTGGCTGGTGTTTGTAAAGATGATTGCCAGGACATCTTTGTTGTCGAGAGTTAGCTGAGCTTGCGTCGGGATTTCCCACGCGCCTTTGCTCTTTCTGTAAACATAAATCTTTTTGAACTCGGGAGTCAGTGTGAACATAGGTATATTGAAACGCCCGCTCACGAAGGGGTTTTGCAAGGATACGCCGGAGTTATAACGAGCAACCATATTAGACGCGATGGAGATGTTCTTGGTTATGTTGGTTGTGCTGAGAGTCGATTCGTGGCTCACGCGCTTTCCACCTAGGATAGTGCCGGGGGGGAGGGAGTACGCGGCCTGAACTTGCGTGAATGCGGAAGTGGCGCTTGCTGCAACGGCTACCACCTTAGAAGTGCTCTTGGCAACGGCGCTCGTCTCTCCCACACGCTTCACCTTGTCAGAAACACCCTTGGGAACATCGACGGCGGCCGTAATGAACATAGGAGTTTTGAGGTATTCCTTTCCGCTCCATTTGATACTTTGAACCGCTTGGGCGGCACGCGGCGTCATCTTGATGACGAGGGTGCCCTGCTTGATGGTAGTATCGGTGTTACCCTTTGACGGCAGAGTTCCTCTCTTAGGAGCCAAGGGGAACACGTATTCCTCGATTTTGGAAGTAGGAACCGCCGGGGAAAACCCTCCGTTGTTTTCGGTATCACCAAAATCCTTTACATAACCATCGCCGAAATCCACCTGGGAGTACCCAGTGCACTTATCAGTTGGCTTAACGGGGGCGGGTTTCCTCTCGAACAGCAGAGTCGGACATTTCTGGGCTAGCTCGGCCTCGGTAAAGCATCTCTTAGCCTTGGGGTCTACCGAGTTAGAACTGGGAGCCAGACGGAGTTCTCCAGCATCGAGGGGGTTGTAACGATCTGTCTCAAAGACGTTACGCAATGTGGCGTTTAGGGGATACGGCCCCCCCACGCTGCGAGCAAGTTCTTCGGACGACATATTATCTTATTATAATATAATATATTTTTATAATATTAATTATTCTGTCGTATCTACGAACTTATAAATAATATATTATAAATACTATAATATGAACTACGTGATAATTGCCCTTATTCTGGTCGCTGTGGTTGGTATTATTGTGTTTATTACAAGGAAGCGTGAAGATTTCAGTGACTACAATGCCCCGAATGATTTCATGAAAATATACTATTCAAATATAGCGCAGGACCCCGCGTTTGATAAGCGTTTCCCATTTTTCGGTACCAAGGACAAAGCGGGACTTCGTTGCTCTCAACCAAACAACAAAGGATGCAATACAATTTGGATTTCGGGACAGTTAGTAGAACTAACCCCGGAACTCAAGAAAAGGCTTCAATGTAAATTTCAAATAGATTTTGATAACTAACACGCGGGCTTCCGTCCAGAGGAGAATTGATAACAGAAGTCCACAAAGTCGGGGAACTGACAATTGTCAAGCAGAGGCAGTCCTTGAGACGCGATGAACTCTTGCAGCACGTGGTATGCTGTCGCGATTTCCTCGGACATGTAGTCGAACCAAACTTCCTCATCGTGTTCGTATACGGTGTATTCTTCGATATCTTCCTCCTCGTAAACGTATTTGTTCTCTTTCTCCTGCTCGATTGCCTTGTTTTGCTTCATTGTTGTAAGAGTGTATATTACATTGTTACAAAGTGTTAAGTTATTCGTCTATGGTCATTATTGCAAAATATTCGAAATCGATCGCTACCATATCATCCTCTGTATACTTCTTTATATTTTCAGAAACTACGATATCGTCGCCGCGCATCTCCAATGCCCCCGTAAAACTCCCACGAACCGCCATGCTAATGTTTAGAATTTTAGAAATCTCCAAAGCGGTCTTCTTCTCAAACCGAATAGGCACCGCGGAAACACCACCGTTCTTCAGATGAGAAGGCACGAGTTTCTCATTGAAAGAGCGCTCGTAAACATAGTATCCAGGGCGAACGGTCAGTGTATTCATATCTTTTCAATATAATAAATTTTACATTGAAAACGACAAACAGGTAATTTATACACAAAAGAAGTTCCGGGTCAAATGACATATCAACGAGACCCCCCGAGAATACGACCGTGCTGTGTGAGAGTGCTACCACCGCCGTTGTTTATGTAATCACCGCATACCAATTCTAGCTGCAAGGAATGGTTCCCAACCGTGACAGGGACTCCATTCGAATTTGTGATAGAAATAACCAATTTTTCAAGACTCGCAATTGGGTTCTGTAAGATGGTAGGGGGGAACATCACGAGGTTGGTGTCGGCGTAATGGACATTGGCGTATGGCGCCAGCACGGGTACTTTGGCAAAGCAAAAGTTCACTCCGCCAGATGGAGATGTAGAGTCTATGGAATTCAGATCGTCTATTTTGAGAAAAATAACATTCTGTGCTGGAGTTATTTCCGGGAAAGATATGCTTATCAGCTGCGCCTGCTGGATGTTCCTGTATCTGCGCGGGAGGCTTATTTGATAACTCGCCGGAGAAGGGTATGAGCCTGTGTTTCTGTCCGAAGAGTCGATTGTGATTACATGAGATGTCAATGGCATTTATTATTTGAAAATATTATTTTAAAAAGTATTTTTCGTGTTTAATCGCTCTCAAACATAGGCTCGGTGCTCGCGGGGGTCTCGTCATCTTCGCCGTCCTCGCTCACGAATGCGAATTGATCCATCTTGTTGGGCTTGGCCGTCACCAGCAGCTGAAGAGCCTGGAAGGTCACGCCCCAGCTGGTGCCGGAGCCGATAAACCACACGCTCCCAATCTCGGCGATGACCTTGACAGTGGCTCCGCGAGGGACATCCTCCACGGAAATGTTGCTCTTGTCGGTGTCAAATACCTGCACATTAGGCTTGCCGTTCCTGAGGGAAATCTTGGTCTTGGTCATAGGGGCATACTTACCAGACGGGTCAACCTTGGTCAGCTTGCGGTAGGTGTCCTCCAGGAGCTCGCGGGACTTCTGCTTGCCGAACCAAGCGACAGAGTTGGCGTAGGCGGCATCAATCAGGTGGTTGTCAAACTCGGTGAGCTTGTTGAAGAGCAGCAGGGTGTTCTCGTTGCTCTCGTAGCCGCGGAAAGACAGGTCCACGCTGTAAGACATGGGGTCGTTCTCGGGGCGGTCGCGGTAAGCAGAGATGCCGAAGGGCAGGTTCATCGCAGGGAACTGCAGAGTGACCTTGGTCTTGTTGCCATTCTTGTCCACAATGGGGATAAACTTGCCACCCATCTTGTTCTTCTCAATGGGGCCGAAGTTAACGGAGGCGGGCTCAAAAGTCTTGGCGGTGTAAATGGGAGCCATTGTGAAAGTAGTTGTTTTGGTTGTGTTTGGGAGTATTAAGTTGTTAGTTTGGGGGCTTTGTTTGTTTGTGTGTATACTATGAGAGTAGAGGAGGTGGTGAGGAAGATACAATACTGATGTAGACCGTGCTTTTATGCTTGGGTGTGATGATATGTTAGTACCAGGGGCAAATGACAATCGCGGTTGTACCATATCGTCAGTAAGATTTACGGCCATGCGAAATACTTTACATGTATGTAAAAGTTTTCAGAAAATAACTAATATAAAAAAAGAATAAAAAAAAATAAGTAGCGATACCAAAAGTATCTATACTTTCAAGTAAAACTAAAAAAAGAAAAAAAATAATTAGCGATTAATCACATAATTGTTAGAATGATTAATCACCTAACAACTTAATATTTACGTTGATATCTATAACAGATGGATATAGACACTTTCAAACTGGCATTGTATGTGTGTGGGTGTGGTTATAAGACAACACATTGTGGAAACTCTAACAAGCATAAGAAAGTGTCGTGCGGGTATACAATGACAAGTGAAATGACGGAATTTGTATTGAAGAAAGACCATTTGGCTTCTCACGGAAGAATAGATGACAGTAAAATTTCTCCGGGCGATACTGTTGCCAGAGATAAGATTACAAACATTGATAACAGTACGCATAATGGTGATAATATTGATAACAGCACCAATATCACAAATGTCACACTGGTTCTACCCGATAGGACGACCAAAGAGGACTTCTTGGAGTATCTACGAGAGCTTGACCATTTGGGATACAGAGCACCCGAACAAATCGCGACGATGCCTGCTAAGATGTTGATGTTCACGAGAGACGCCAAGAAAGTCCCGGGGGCATTGATAGAACGCGGCAAGAAAATCATTGAAAAACTTCCAGACGGAACTGAAAGGATAATGGGAAAGAAGAAAGCGATACAGACGTACACGCACGAAGCGGTAGATGCTCTGTGTTTGCAACCTCCTGCAAATGGTGTGGTCGATTTTTTAGAAACGGAACGTGGTTCTAAAAGAACGAAGATATCGTTGCAAGATGCTGCGAAGTTGCGTGTGACGAACCCCCGAGAATACCACCA